AAACATATCCATACCTTCCTTGTTATTCATCATAGATGACATCATATTCATCATAGAAGCCATATCGGGTTGATTGGCGCTTCCGTTACCTCCGTTACCTCCGTTACCGTTACCTCCGCCCTTGGAAGCACCGCCAGCACCGCCAGCACCGTTCGCACCGCCAGCGTTACTAGCGTTACTAGCGTTACCGAATAGTCCGCCAGGCATCACCGAAGCAAACTTAATAGCATCTTGAAGAAGATTCTCTTGCTTCAATTCACCGCTAGATATTTTATTCGCCATTTTCCTGCTGACATTAGAGATAAGTTCGCTAAAACCACTATCAGGGTCTCCAATCGCCTTCAGGATATCCCCATTCTCACCAATAGACTTCTGGAGTTTCTCAACATCAACATCCTCCATTATTTCTTTAGCAAGTTTTCCAAGCATCGTACCCTCCATCTGGGACATATCAATACCAGTCTTTTCCTTGGTCTTCGTCGTCTTCAACTCGTTTAATCGTGAAAACACCTTTTTATGCGATTCATTCGTAATAATATCTACACTGACCTCACTCTTCGTATCTTGAAGAACAGACAGGTACAGCTTAACATCCTCGTCACTCAATTCATTGATAAAAAGATAAAATACAGATATAAAGTGATGACATAGGTAGTCGTCATTTACAAGCTTTCTAATCGCCGACACGCTGATATTCTTGTATATACAAACGTCCTTCACATCGTCTGCGAGGAACCAATCGCCAGCCTCACTGATATTATCTATATTGCCATAGGATTCCCAAAAGTCTTCTGGGATTGCCGAGCGCACATATAGAATGTATTCGTCTGACGATTTATCTAAAGTAATATAGTGGTCTTTGATTGTTTTCAAGACAGTCTTTCCAAAAACCTGCTCTTCTCCCGTCTCATTCTCCCTGATATTTTTAGCGGACGTCTTGATACGCTTGATTAAGTCTATATAATATTGATTAAATATAAATTGTCTAGACATTTTATTTTAAATACTCCTATAAAAATATATTATGATAATTTCCTTATATATATTTTAGTTTGCTTTTAGAACTTCTGTGAATCCCGTGCCTTCTTTAGCTCTTCTAAAGATTGGGTATTTTTTTCGCTTTTTAAAGTAGCTGTCATACCAGACGTACCTGTCGTACCGGTATTAACATCAATCGTAGTGAGATTCTTGATACCGTCTGTGATATTGTTATCATTTGTGATAAAGTCCCATTTATAATTTTTGTCATTTGATTCTTTCGTCTCGTCTTCAATAATAGAGAAGTTGTCAGAGAATGATGCGTTATTTAAAGTGAATGCCATGGGCTCGCTGTCATCCTCGGTTTTTGTATTTGCTAATGGTATTACGTCGCTATCACTTCCGTTACTTCCGCCACCGCTTCCAGCACCGCTTCCACCATTCGCATTCTTATCTAGCCTCGTACTCTGGGTGCTACATAAAATACCTCGCCCAGGTAATAGTAGATGATCGAACACCGACTTCCCAAATAACAATTCTTTACTTGGCAAAATCATAAACGCAGGGACAGAGTGGATTTTGCTTTCAATATTTATATTTTGATTACGCAAATCATCAATGGATACGAGTTTGATTACCTTATCCTTATCATACCTTTTAATATGCTCCAATAACATTTTACAATGATTACAAAATACGCTATAAAATAATATCATTTATACATATATTTATAAAAATAATGTTCCCTTATATACTAATAAAAAATAGAAGATTCTAGGGTCTTTTGTAGGCCAGGCTAGACGAGCAGTTTATTCAACCTTTTCAAATATACACCATCGGTTGAAGGAACTGAATCGCTTAAGGTCTTTATTTACGTCCATATCAAGTTCTTTAATGGACTTGAAGAGATTCTCGTTTTTCTCTTCAAGTTCTTCCATATTACCTTTGTATCGCTTAAAGGTGTCAGAGAACATCTCGCTTTCCTTGATATTTAAGTCAAACTCCTTACACTTCTCTATTAAAAACTTGTAGGATACTAAATACTCTGGGATTAATTTGCTCGTCGTTTCAAGAAACACGTTAATCTGCCTATTATACACGGAGTCATCGCCCTTATCGTAGCATCGCAGAATCGCCCAAATCGGCTCTCCGCGGTCGTTAGGACTGCTCGCTTTATTTGTTAATTTTTTAAACCCCTCTATTTTATCCCCGCCGTTATTCTCAATCTCATTCTCAATCTTTTCGCCATCCATAAAGGTACAGAAGAATACGCCTCCTTTATTTAAAAGTTCGCTAACGTTTAATAGGAATCCGTCTAACATTTCCTCATTCTTGAAGAAGTAGTGGACGCCGAACATACAAGAGCACGCATCAAATCCGTTTATTCCTTTCCCTACAATTCGGTTAAACTGCGTATCGTTGTTTTTGTTCCCTTTACCAAACACCATCTTTAACACCTTATAACTTTCCTTATCGTCTCGTTCGGGTATTTCATTCACCGCGCATTCCCCGCTGACAATAGATTTGCTACAATCCCCTACAGCAAATACCATATCAGGGAACCGCACATTGGGGTTGTTCTTCATATTGATAAAGAACCGCTTACGCTCCTTTAATAATCTCGCGTAAGCACCGTGATTCGGGCTGTAAATATTGTTTTTCACTAAATCAACACCTAATACAAACCGATAACCATTCTTAATCCAACGATTGAGGTCGCCTCCCTGCCCGCACGCCAACTCCACGATAGACCCTTTCCTCGGCGGTTTAGAATATAACAGCTCTTTTACCCCGTGATTGTGGAATACCAACATATGATGCGATAACCTTGCGTCGTTTTGTATAGTTCGTGAATAATAGATATCGTCAGCATTTAGCTCTGCGACATCCATATTATTTATAATACGCTCGTTCCCTATAATATTATTTTGAGATATAGGATTGTGTATAGAACGCCAAATATTACAGGCTACGCTAAAGTCATTCAGTGTCTTTGACAATATGCCCTGTCTATATATACGAGTCTTGTCTTCTCTTACCCGCATCGGTTTCCAGCGCATTGAAGGATTCGCCTCGCTACTGTCATAGTTAAACTCTACGATAATCTCGTCATCAATCTTATCGCCGTTATCGCATCGTATCTCTTTATTCGCCATTATTTTTACAAGCGAACTTTCAATACCCTTCTCGTAATAGTATTCGGGCTTAAATAGCCGACAGACATATGTTTCCCGTTCACGTATCTGTTCTCTATGCGTTTTAAAGTTATAGATAAAGTTGAATACATCCTTCATCGTATAGTTCTCTATTTGCGATGCGTTATAACCAACGTATAGTTTGAACTCGGCGTAATTGACAGTTTCAATCGTTACGTTGGCGCCCTTTTTAACTAGAAAGTCTATACTATTCTGTTCTGGTGGTTTCCATTTCAATACCTTGTCCCACCCGAGTTTCTCGGTGAGTGGCTCGGGTTTATTGGCATAATTAGAGAATACTGCCAGTTTCGCAGGCGTAAATATCAACCCGTCAATCTCATAAGGGTATATGGGCGTTGTCAAGATTGTTTTACAGTCTTCCAAAATATCCTTTGAGTATAGGTGCTCTTTCACAATATAGTCAATTGCGAACTCGTTCTTGCCCTTGTTCTTCAATAGATTCTCGGTTTTCATTAGATAACTGTATCTGCTAGCAGTGTCGCCAGAAGCCATCAAAGGGTACTGTGTAATCTTCTTGCCATTGTAATAGTACATATCAAACGACGCATAGAGACCGACAAACGAGTTGTCCTTCCGCTTATTACAGACGATATATTCGCCGTCTATGAGAGAATTATAGAGTTCACCAGGACTCTTTAGCCCCGTGTCAATCACTTGGTACGAGTTGTTGATTAAATAGACCCCGCCTACCCCATTAATATACATCAATAACCGCTCGCCATCCGCTTTCTCGGTCACAGTATATTCCGTCAAAATCGTGGTAAACCCATAACTGTGCTCGTAATCGCTAGGATTCAGCATATTCTTTCTTTCTAGTGTAAAAGGCTTCGGTGTCAATAGCGGCGGCTTTTTGTCGTCATATCGCCTCGTGTGAATATCCCCCTTTACGAGATTCCCATAGTCCTTTATAACATCCGCCTGCTGACCTTTAGAGATTATAAAGCTATTTAAATGAAGCGCCTGTTCCATTTTAATAATCGCAGGTATTACATTATCTTTCTCTGTATTTGTTATATCTATGTAAAACTCGTATCTCTGCGTTTTATTGAGAATCTTGGATTTATTAAGGGACAGATGGTACTCCTTATCGGTCGCCTCATAATAGTCGCTGTCGTGGCACTTACATATATTTACGATGTACTTGACACCCGTCGCACTATCGGTATAGGTGATGTGTTTATTAATCTTAAAGTATTTCCGCATATTATCCCAGTTCATTACAGGCGGTGTCTCGGTGTCTATCTTGGTCTTTTTAACATTTAAGAAGGTCAGTGTGGAATCAAATAGCGTATTCACTACATTTTTGCTCGGGTTACTGAAGTTGTACCACGCAACGAGACTCGCATCATACTTATAGTTGTTGTTATTACAATAGTATAATATTTTCTTTGACCCCTTGATAGTCAGTAAATAGTCGTTAGAGTACGCGCATAATATTTGAGGTTCTATCTCTTCGGTGTATCCCTCGCCCTTCATTATATTTACGAAGTTGTAGTAATTGTCTTCAGACCATAAGTCGGCGCTTTCCATCTTAATGATGTTCTCTACATTTTCATCTTGGCCTAACGACATACTACTATCTATAATCGTGAAAATAGCATCGTCTTTTGATATTTCCATATTATTATATTGTATTATCTAATAAATATAGATATTATAGATTTATATATAATAGTCAGTTTTTTATATAAATAAAAAAAATGATATATTCATATAGATTAACCACATTTATTGAGATACTATGTCAAAAATGTTTATGCCTATCAAGTTTAACACAACTATCATATTGACGCCGAACGAATTAAACAAGCACTTTGAGAATACGATATTGACGAAAATCAAGGCGACGCTGGAGAATAGTTGTAGCAAGCACGGGTATATTAAGAAAGATAGTATCAAGGTAATTAAGAGGACGCCTGGGTATATTAAGGAATCGCATTTCAATGGGAATATCGCGTACGACCTGAACTGTATTGCTGAAATCTGTAATCCGTCACAGGATTCCATCGTAAAATGCGTTGTCAAGGCGAAGAATAACCTTGGATTACTTGCGATAGGCAAGTACGAGGATATGGCGATTCTAGAAGTAATAATTCCCAAGATAACCTCTGGGATACTGTCTGATGTTAATATTGACAATATCAATGTGGGTGACGAAATAAATGTAATCGTATGCGGTAAGAAGTTCACCC